TAGCTAATTTACTAGCTCTTGTTTGGTATTGCGCCATATTAAACCCCCTTATAGATATTTCTCAGGTTATTCATCAAAACTTGTACCCCTATACTAAAGCCACCTGATTCAAGTAAATAACGATCATAATATAAATTTGCTACGATTGTACTTAATGTAGTATTTACTAACTTTTCATTAGTGCCTTTCACTACATCATCAATCGTGCCGTTATTTGTAACAACATTTGCTATATATTGTGTTGCAAAATCTAATAGGCTTTGAATTGTCGCCTTTTCTGTATCGTCAATATCTATATGTAATTGATTCATAATTTCTATGCTTGTAATTAATGCCATTTTTTAATCTCTCCTGTCTATTTTTGTAAGAATAAAATAAGCATTTTATTCTGTGTTTATGTACGCCCAATAAAGGGCATTTAATTAACCTTGAGCTGTGGCTGTGTATGAAATCATACGTCCCGCTTCTGAATCAGCTACTTGCCAATCAGCAAACACGCCACCAACTGCAATAGTACTCAAGTTACGGTTTTCTTGATATTGGAAAATCAAATCTTTGTTCATAACTTCTAGGGCAAAGTCTGCAACATTACCAAAGAACGCCTTAGAACCACCACCCAATGTAGCATTTTTAACTTGATACAATGGATAACCAAACAAAGTCTTTTGTGAACCTTCTATGATTGATGGTTGCAATAGGTATGCTCCGTCTGTAGTCTTTTGTGTATCTAACCAGTTGTAGAAGTCTGATGTTACAACGAATGACTTATCAGCATAATCTACCAAATCATCAGAATTAGCAACTGCCTTTAATTCATCAATTGACTTTACAGACACACTCGTAGCATGTTGCAAAACTGCTCCTACTTGCTCCATACGTGTTAAATCACGTTTAGCAACAATATGCTTCATAACAATATCTGTTGCGCTGTCTGATGAGTTAGCCAGTTGATAAGTCACTGGAACATTACCACTAAATAAGTTCAAATGGTAATCAACTTCAATGATTGAAGGGGCGTCTGTTTCTGGTACATCAGATCCTTCATCTGTAACTTTAGTCAACCCTGATGTTGCGTGCTTAACAACTGGCAAGCTACCCACGTTAGTGTTTGTAATTCGTGTGTCAATCAATGACAACAAACCAGTTGAGGCTTGTGGTTGAAATTGTGGCTTTTGTAGTTCTTGCGGAATAATTGGGTGTCCCGACATTGTGTTAAGTCCACGCTTTTCACCGCTCTTTAGATAGTTTTCAAATGAACGTACTTCTTCTGATACTTCGTTGTTTGCCTTGTTAAATGTTTGCATGTGTCTTTTTTCTTCCTTTACTTGTTTTGAGTTTTCTTCTAGTACGTCTGAATCATCATCACGTACTTCATCGTCTGTTTGTTCTTCTTCTGAATCATCTTCATCAGCTGAATCATCAGGTTTTAAAGCCTCAATTTCTGCTTTTAATTCATCAATTTCAGCCTGTAAATCTGGTTGTGTTTCATCTTGTTTTGTTTCGTCTGTCTTTTCTGACATATCTAGGCTCCTTTTAGCTATAATATCCGTTCCTTCATAGGCGGGAATTGGTACTAATGATATTTCTTGCAATGTTTTAATACTCTTAATTGTTCTATGTGTTTCGTCTTGCCATTCATCGTCTTGAACAACAAAACCAAAACTCATTTTGTTTATAATTTGCTCTTTAACCAATTGATAAATACGTTCATCTTCTGGCAATAACTCCAAACTAAAAGACAAGCCTTTTTTATCAACATTTAGTGATAAATTCTTGCTCGTCTTCCCTAAAATATTATTAAAATCATGGTTATATAAAGCAAATACATTTGATAAATCAACATTATCTAGTGCATGATTATCAACTGTTTCAATGAATCCCATGTTTTCACTAGGACTATTGAACACAATTGCATACCCAGTAAGTAAATGCCGTTCATCTTCTGTCTTTGCTCTAATTTCAACCGTTTGTGTTAATTTCTTAACCATTCAGTACACCTTTCTTGACTAAAATTTCATGTGCTTCATCAGCTGGTACAATTCCATTGCTGACTAGATCACTTATTTGTTTAATTAGTTTAGTATTATCAAAATCAATCAATTTACTTGTATCTAAATCAATTGAAAAATCTATTTTATTTTTTAACTCACTGAGGATCACATTCAAATAATTATGGATCAATGAATCAAAGAAAATAGCTTGAATCTGGTCTACTGAACTCTGTGCGTCATCAGTTTGTTGTGAGCCTATTTTACTTGAAGGAACATTAAAAGCCGTAGCAATTTCATCAACACTCATGGTTAATTGCTTAGACAAGTTCAATAGGTTGTCATTACTTGAATCATTAGTAAATAGTTTTGATACATCAATCTTTGAATCAGTTATAATAGCGCTTGAATTGTTATTTTCATTCACAAATTGTTGTTTAATCTTAGCTTTTACATCATCATTAGTGTCAGCACCTAGCTTTAACAATAGCTTAGGTTGAATTGATTGTTGTAATTGCACTTTAATTTGTTCTTGTGCCAATCTATTAAGCTCTAACGTTGTTTTAAGGCTATCAATAGGTGAATGACCCACATATCTATCAATATCTGATAACCCTGGATTCAAAACAAAATTTAAAACTTCATCAGCTGAATAAATCCCTGATTGATAAGGTGAATCACCACTTGTGTTATTAATTGTGTATGTAACCACACCTTTATTAAGGTTAATTGTCACATCACTATTGTTAACTGGCGTTAACGCTGTAATAATGCCATTGCCACCCTTTTTAATTAACATGAAAGCTTGACCGTTAATTAATAAACTTCGATAAGTAGTTAAAAAATTAACCTTATTTAATACCTTTGCTTGTGCCCCTGAAAAATTTACACTTGCCATATTATTACTAATGACTGACACTGCACTTTGTAACGCTGGTACTGAGTTAACAACCTGTTCGCCCGATGTAACGATTGTAAAACCATTAGACGGTATGAAAATAACTGGATTGCTAGGTGAAACACTTGAACGTGTTTCTTCTTTAGAACCGAATAATTTCATTGTTTTTACTTCCTCCTGTTAGAATTTATAATTTTCAAACATTTCATTTATTTCTTGCTGACTTTTGCCCGCAAATGGATCATCACTATTGTTATTTGTATAATCTGTTAAGGCGTATCGTGATTCAAATGCCCCAATTAATACGGACACTAAATTGTCAATTTTGTTTGAGTAAGTGTCTTTCACAACCTTTATACCAAAGTCATTTTTGCTTATTCTTGCATTTAACAAAGCTGATTCTAAAATATTATCATCAGCAAAAAAATGTAGTTTATTTTCAACTAATAACTGTTGTATAAAAATACTAGGTTGTGACATAAAAGGCGTGGTCTGTTTAACTGGTATCATTAGCAAGTTAGGTATTGCCTTATCAATTGAATCAGAAACATATTCAGCGCCCCAATTATCGTACAAGAAGTAAACTGTGTATTTTTCTTGTAGCTTTTCGATATGATCCACTAACCAATTAATAACTTCTGTTTCGTCTACAATTCCTTGCCCTGTAGCAATATAAGCACGTCCATTTGATTCAGCTTTCAAATAATCAATATTATCGTTGTCAATCTTCTTACTGATATCGTGGTCTTGCTGATAAGTTGGTACAAAAGTGAATGAATCGACATAATAATGACCGTCTAGCGTTACATAAGTGGTTGATATTGCTGTGTTATCGCCTGTTTTACTTAAATCAAGTGATACATACACCTTATTTATGACCTGATTAAATGGTATTTCATTAACTTTTGCCTGTTGTATTAATTCTGGCGTTGTAAATGATTCATCAGTGGCACCGTTTAGCACAAATCTGTTCATAGACTTAACCATAAACTCATTAGAATCTGTGTTTATGTTCTTTTGTCGTTCAATTTTTAAACCTGATAAACGTGTATTTTTAATTGAATCAAGTTCTAACAATGGATTACTCTTAATCCACACATCAAAATTATCTGTGAGCATTTCATCATCTGAATCTTGCTCCCAAATCAACATCAGATCACGTTCATAATCTTGAAAATTACCACTTTCTAATACTTTTTCATATTCTTTATAACGTTCATAAAAAATTCTTGATTGTGGGTTAGATTGTGCCGTTGTGATAGCAATAAATTGTGAGTTTGGTAGTCCTGTTTGTCCTGACGTAACTGAATCTAACCAGTCTTTATCTTTTGTTGTTAACAACATAGCTTCATCAAGTACAAATGTTGTAAAGTGTCGTGAATCAGTTGGTGTGCTTTTAGCTGAAAATCTATTTAATACACTTGATGTTTTTACAACTCTCATCTCTTGTTTATTGAACTCGACCTTGCTAACCATTTGTTAGCATTAGTGTATATATTACATTATGAAGTATGGAAATAAAAAAACAAGGCCATTTTCAGTCCTTGTTTTTTCTAATAAAGTTGGTAAGATTGCACTGTTTTCAGCTATTTAATTGCACAAAAAAAGAACCCACCCACAATTAAGTGAATGAGTTCATAGTCATTTTTAATAGCTACTTGATGATGTTTCATTGTTAGTAGTCAATGTGATTACATGGTAGCCAATTCCTGTATCTCTAGCTATATTTTTTACATAATATTTAACGTTTTTGTTTCCGTCTACTTGAATAATCATAGAAGTATCAAAATCAAATTTAGAAAATGGGTCGTTTTGAATAGAATGTACTGCAAATTGTACATCTGTCTTGCCTGAATAGCCCTCTATTGTCTGTGTAGACTTTAGTGACGTTCCATATAATGCAGCACTCCGACTCCATATTTCAACTGGCTTCTCTACTGTTGATCCATTAGGTAAATCTACATATTGTGTTTCTGTTGCGCTTATTTTGTGAGTATAACGATATGACGACTTAGCTAATTTACTAGCTCTTGTTTGGTATTGCGCCATATTAAACCCCCTTATAGATATTTCTCAGGTTATTCATCAAAACTTGTACCCCTATACTAAAGCCACCTGATTCAAGTAAATAACGATCATAATATAAATTTGCTACGATTGTACTTAATGTAGTATTTACTAACTTTTCATTAGTGCCTTTCACTACATCATCAATCGTGCCGTTATTTGTAACAACATTTGCTATATATTGTGTTGCAAAATCTAATAGGCTTTGAATTGTCGCCTTTTCTGTATCGTCAATATCTATATGTAATTGATTCATAATTTCTATGCTTGTAATTAATGCCATTTTTTAATCTCTCCTGTCTATTTTTGTAAGAATAAAATAAGCATTTTAT